TACCTCTGCCTTAGCACGAGTCCACCATTCTGTTGAATTAATTAGACGCTTTTCATGCAAACCAGTTTGCCAGTTAAGGATACTACCAACATGAGAGAAAGGTGAATCAAACTGTTCAGTTTCAACAGTGTGAACACCTACCTTCAAGTCGGCGATATCAGCAGCATCTATAAAACTATCAAGGTCAAAATCATCAAGAGTAAGTCCTACACCATACTCTTTAGAAAGCATATAATCTAGGATTTGCAGTATAGGGTTATTGTTCCTTCCTGTCCAAGTCGTCTCGTTATAGTTCCAAGTACTAGGATCATCCCATACAGACCCATTACGAGGGTCGTATAAGGGGTTAGAATTAAGAAGAAAAGCAAATTCAGGAATTCCAGAAAAAGTTATGTCTTTATCTACGCGGAGGTATGCACTGGCAGATCCGTGAATCATCCCTGTCCACTTATCAGTAGTCTTTCCTAACTTCCCTTTGCCTACAAAAAGACTATATAAATCAGAAGAATCATAAGTATCTGAACCCCCTTGAAGATATAAGTTCCAATTAACTCCTGGGATAGCGCGTTTACTATGGGAAACTAAATCTGTAGATTTATAATCTTTATCATCAACCTTTACCTCAAAGTCTAAAAGATCTCTTTTATCTTTGTTAAAAGCTGCGTTAAGCCTACCTCCAAGGCAAATAGGGCCTTGCATGTGTAACCATCTAGGGCTAGAACTGAATGTCTCCACATGGTCATGATAAAGTTTCATATCACTGAAAACATCAGGAGCCTTAGCTATAAGAGATAAACCGCTATCATTAATGTCTTGTTGAATTGAATAACCTTGACCTGTAGTAGTCATATCTGTAATGACCATGAACATCCTACGCTCGCCATACAGAATTTCTAGATCATTATCAATACCATCACGCTGTACAGTATTCTCACCTTTTTGCTCTTTAGGCTTGTTAAGCAATGCATAGGCTACACTGATTACCGAAATAACTAGGCTTATTACTGCTAATACTGTAGCTACCATGTCTGCTTCCTAATCGTTTAGTCTAGTATTTAGGACTTAATGCCCCAATCAAGGACTTTTTTGTTAACATCAAGATGCGCTCTATCAAAGGAAGTATCTTCTTTATCTCTTCGCTTCAAGGAGCCTGGTGTAGTTCTCAATTCATTCAATTGATTTAACTTACCAAAACTATTACTAAACTCAACAGTTACAGTGTTATCCTTCACTGACCTAGTTATACCCTTTAACAGCCCTTCTGTACGAATAATGGGCTCATCCATAATAAGCGTTTCGTCTAACCCGTCATGAGGCACCATTATAGCCCTAAAGTAAATAGTACTGTTATGATAATCTGCACCCAATAACCTAATAAAGTCAAAGCCAGCATTAACCCAATTAGCGGATAGCCCCTGAGCTATTTGAAATCTCTGTATCTCTTGAGTAACTAGCCCTGTTCTGGCAGGGGGAGAAACAGTGTCAAGAAGATCAGGCTCATAAATAGTACTTGGTTGGTCACCACTTGCATTGGGTGTAGTGATGTCGTGTGGCCAAGTAGTGATATATATACAACCATCGGGGTTAACAGTTAGCTCAGGATTATACACCATAATATCTACGAACAAGTAAGTAGAAAAGGGGTATTGGCCGCTAAGCCCTTTTACAACCCTATCATCAGCGAAGTAGTGTGCCATTATACTTTCTCTCTCAAGGCTAAAGGGTTTACACGACCTAAGATCCCATCTTCGATACGGTGCTGCGGACTACCATAATCTTCATTAATAAACAAACCCATTACGCCATCAAGGGGCGTGTTACCGTAATACTCCGTTGTTGGTTGAGCTTCAAAAACAACACGGTTGCTCGTAGTAAGATTCTGTACTAAAGGCTGCGATAAGGTTATTACATCAGTGGCTCCCACCTGATGTGCCATCACTTGGTATAGCTTTGTATGCCCTGTATCGAACTTAATATACTGTCCAGGGTTAAAAGTATACCCTGTGGTATTGACTTCAATTGCGACTTCACCTACAGAGGCAATAGCGGCTACTTGAACGTTTACGCCAGAGGGAACTCCTGAGGGTGCTATATTATGACAGGGTATAGTGAAGATGGCATTAGAGTTTAAAAAAGTCACTATCTCCCAAAACCTGTTAGCACTAGAAAGGATATTAATGGGTTTTATGTTCAATTGAGCAGCAAAAACAAAACCGCCCCTGCGTACAACAGTAGACCTGCCACTAGCCGCAACTACGATATCAGCTGCTTCTATAGGTGAAATATTATAAGGAGTGATAATGTCTCCTAGTGTTATTGGTAATATCTGATCAGCCATCTAGTTCACCTTTATACTGTTATGGAGTTTTAAAGACAGCAGCAGTACCACCATTCTCTATCTCGGCTTGATTGAGCCCATTCTGTATTGTACCTGCGTTAATCATCTTTCTGATAGCCTTTTCAGAACGGGCATCAAAGTCACCTTCAAGCTGGAAAACGATGTTAGCAGTGTTACCACCATTACCGCTCCCATTAGACGATGAAGTTTGACTTTGAACCATTTGGCCTGTCTCGTATAAACCGCCACTAGCAAAACCAGGAAGAGATTTTCTACGGTTAATAGACTCTAATGTACCTCTGAACATCCTAGTAGAAGCCGCGTTAACTACATACTCACCATTAGACAAGCTAGCATTAATTGAATCAGAAGTCCCTGTACCAGGTCCGGATACAAAACCACCAGTCGCATAGTTTGTTGCTTGAGCAATAGTATTGGCTAATACAGCAGTAGTATTAGCATGCATAGCCGCAATTAAAGAAAACATAGCAGCTTGCATAATAGAAGCTGAAGCTTGTTCAACTGTCATTGCAGCTATTTCAGTAGCTTGCCCTATCCCAAGGATACTTTGCATTACTGTCTGAATTTGTGATAATATCCCTGTCTTTTGAGCATTATCGGTTAATGACTCAGTCAGCCCATCAACACCTTCAATTGTTACACTTGTACCCTCTTCTTCACCACTAAAAGCGCCTCCAATAGCATCTACGCCAGAGCCTATCAAACCTTTAGCCCCTTCCCCTGCTGCACTACCTAAACCACCTGCCCCCTCTACACCTGTACCACCAAACAAGGCCCCTAGGATACCTGTCTGTTCATCAGTACCAAGAAGCGCATTTAAAAAACCTTCAGCAAAATCAGATACTGTTGCAGCTAAAGCGTTTGTAAGGTTATCTAAGAGTAGCCCTACGAAGTCTTCTGCAAAAGAAGAGAAGTCAAGGTTTCTAACAGCATCAGCAAATAGATTACCAAAGCTACCAGAGAACTCTTTAAAGTAAGTTCCCATTTTAGAGAATTCTTCACTTATCTCTTTTAGGTCTACTTTAAAAGCTTCATTTGCTTTTACATAAGTTTGTATTTGAGCGTAAGACGCTTGATCCCCTAGTTTATCTAATTCAGTCTTAAACAGTTCTAAACCTCTAGCCCTTTGTGCATAGCTCTTAAATTCAGCTTCAGTGATACCCTGTATCGCCTTAGTACTCAATGCGTTCAATAGCTGAAGATCAGTAGTATTAGGTTTAGAAGCTTTAGACAAAGCTGCCTTCTGTACACGCTTGTCTAACTCAGCAACCTCATCATGGTACTTAGCAAGAGCAGCAGTCCTACCAGCCCCTGATAACTCTTCAGCAGAGGCTAATTGACTTGCTAATAGTTTAGCTTCATCTCTAAAACCATTAAAAACACTATCGGCAAAGAGTTTAGCAAACCCTGAACCGCTCAGGGATACACCTATCTTGGTGAAGTCTTGAACCTCTTGTTCAAAAGCGGTCAAAGCTTTAGGTGTTTTAAAGAGTTCAGCTAATGCTTTATTTAACTTATCTCTCAATAATTCAGCTTCAATGTCTGCATCTTTAAAAGTTTCACTCGCTTTGAAGATAACACTCGGATCCTTCAAGAGCTCTTGTAACCTAGTAAGCTCATCAATATCACTCTGTATTTGTTCGGGGAGCTTACCCGCTACTTTAGCTAAGTTTAAGCTAGAGATTTGAATACCCATCTTATTGAAGTTTTCAGCCATCTGTGCCATTGGCGTTAACGCTTCTTCAAAGATACTCTCTTGTAAATCAAGAGCAAAATTAGTAGCTTGTTGGATTTGACCTTCCCAAGCTAACCTGAGTTGATCCCACTCTTGTTGCGAAACGCCTTCTCTTCCAACTCGCAATATTTCTTCATAAGTATCTTTACGCTTAGTCACTTCCCTAGACGCAGCCAACAATGCTAATTGATCTTTTTCACTAGCAGCTAAGAATGATTTGTTTATAGAAAGGACATCATCAAACTCAGAAGCAATACTATCTTCAGCGACACCAAGTATGCCTTTTATCTCTTCCATATTGTCTTGGATAACACGGTATGCAGCAGCAGCAGTATCACCTGTTCGTCTACCTAAAGACTCTATTAGCCTTTTCTGCTGTAGTGTACTCTGGTTTATAGCTTCAATACGGTCCTGTAGATTTTCAGGAAGAATAGCCAACTCTATGTTATCAACATTCAACCCTATCTTAGTGCCTAATAGCGTCAGATTCCTAATAGGATCTAAGATCTGCTCTAAGCGTTTGGCATTCTCTTGGGCTGATTTAGCTCTTAAAGTCTCTAAGGTTAAAGCCTGTTTAGCTAGCTCCCATTCCGCCTTCTTAGTTTCTAAGTTCTGCTTTCGAAGTGCAACTTCACTGTCCAATAGGTTTAAATTACCAGCTTCTATTTGCTCTATCTCTTGTAGAGCAAACTTATAGTTAGAAGCAGCTTCTACGATGTGTCCATACTGAGCAGCATCAGCGAAAGGGTTTAATTTCAAAGCTTGCAGTTGTCTTACAGCATTCTGATCTAAGCCTAATACCCTTTCTTGGAAAGTTTTAGGATCTATCTTAGCAAGAGGTATTTCCACCCCTTCTACACCATTTATAAAATTAGCAAAGTTGTTATAAGCGCCTTTTAAAGAGTTCTCAACACCAACCGCCACTTGCCCTGTTGCCTTAAAAAAGGGTCTCCAGAAGAAATCAGCAGCTCTAGTACCAACATCACCCCAAAGGGTACGACTCAGGGCATCAGAAATACCTTTACCAAAGGTATCCTCAACCAGTGAAAAGTCAGCTAATGCTCGATTAAATTGGTCATCAACCAAGTCATCAACCGCCTGTTCAGCTTCTTCAAGAGAAGCTTTATCTACTTCGATTTCTAACAGAATTGGCTTTGAAGATAACCCTGTAACTCTGAGCAAAGTAACATAAATATCATTAAGACTTGCTAATCTCAACTTATCCTGTTGTACTCCTTCTTCACCAGCCGCTGCAGTAGCTGATCTGAATAAAGCCCATAAGGCTGTTAAACCACCTAGAACAATAGTAAAGAGACGAACCATAGGGGTGAGTCCTGCAAATAAACTCCCTATAAAGCCTAAGCCTGCACCTGCTTTGCTTAAGGCAGTTGCAAGCCCACCTACAATATAAGACATTCCTGCAAGAGCACCGCCACCACTAGAAATTATCTGTACAATCTGTAATGATAAGAAAGCCTTCTTAATAGTTGCAAGCCCTTTAGTTATCCCCTTAACACCCCCTCTGCCAAAGAGGACTAAGCCTACTCTACCTAAAGTAGTACCAGCCTTAGTTACCCCCGCAGACAGGAGTATACTGAACAGAAGGGTTATCTGTTTTAGTTTAGTAGCCAAGAAAGATGTAAACTTATTCTCTCCACCAAAGAGCGCTTTACCTACTAAACCGATGTTACCAACAGAGAATGAAGTTAACGCTGTGCTTATGGCAGCAAAGATACCAACAGCATAATTTTTAACGATATCTAAAGCTCTTAGTATTTTTAAATAGCCTGAAGGTCCAAACAAAGTGATACCCGCAGCGCCTAACCCTTGTACAGTTGTACCCTGGTGATATGCTACATTTTGAAATTCAAAGAATGCTTTATTGACTTTCTTGATACCAGAAGCGATTAGAGATGGAGTACCTTTTGTTCCATAGAAAATAGCTTGAAATAGCCCTACTTTCAGTTTACCTTTCTTATCAGTTTCTAGGCTAAAGATACTAGCAGCTGCTTTCTGTACCGTGCTGAGCTGTGATAGAACACCAACTACCCCAATTGATCCAAAGAATAAGCTGCTGATGATGTTTACAGAAGGGATATCTACTATCAGGTTTAAAGCATCACCTACCAACCCTAGGTTGTCCAGTATACCACTTACGAAGTTAGAGCCTAACTTATAAACAAGAGGCACTAATCCAACAAGGATTTGAGGCAGTGCTGAAAAGATAGCACCTACCGCATTACCCATGGTATTAGCTAAAGCGGTAACACCTATTTCAAGCGGCTGTAATATCTCACTAGGCTTAATACCTACAGCTAGCAATGACCCTACGGAGGTCAAGGCTCTAACTATCCCTGGAGCACCGATAGCCTTTAAGAGAAAGTTAGTCAATAAGTCAGACATAGCAGAAAAGGTCTTGGGGTATTCTCGCTTAAAATCTTCTAAGAAAAATAATGAAGCACTAGAAAACGCAACAATTAACGCTGTTCTTAAATCAGGGAGATTAGTAATCAAAAGCCTAACATTAACGACTACGTATTTAGATACACCACCTATTGCATCAAGGATCTTCTTACGTTCATCGTAAATATCTTTAAAAGTACCTATTATAATATTTTTGAATCGTAGAAAATTTAAAGTCAACCCCGGAAGAGTAAGTGCTGCCCAAGCTGTAAGAGCTAACATGGTATCAGGCCACCAAGACGCACCTACCACCTCTATATAAATATCTTTAAAGAACCCTATCACGCTTAATGAGAACTCTTTTACATCTAATGCAATATCATCGAGAGTATCAACAAAAGTCTTAAGAGCATCACCTACTAAAGTAAGTCTTTGTGTACCTTTGGCTATGATATTAAGACCGGAACCTATATCCTTAAATACTAGTGAGATACTCTTAAATACAGAAGTAAACAGTGAACCTGTTAGCTGGAAGGGTGCAAAGAAGACTGCTGCTGAAAAATGACCAGCTTCACTGAATAGCATTCCTAAATCACCGAAAAGGGCTGCACGTATCGTACCTATCCAATGCTCTAAAAAGAAGCCTGTTTCAGCTATTAGTACATCAAAGACAGCACCAAACCCATCTACTACACCACGCATCTCAGTCAAAAGAGGCTTGAAATTAATAGCACCGATATTAAACCAGATAGTATCAGTAAAGCCTAGAAATGCGCTTATAGAATCTATATTCAACATGGTCTCAGCTCTGAGCCTACTGAACTTCCTTGAAAGATTAGCTATTGTAAATCTAGAAGGGTCTAGCGCTTTAGCTAACAGATTAAAACCATCAGTCATTTCTTGAATCGACTTAGCCTTGAGTATCTTTCTTACTGCTTTATTAAATTCACCTACACGGAAAATACCAAAAGTAAGAGTATTGAAGACATTATTCATGCTTCTAGCTAAGGCTCTGTTAGCTTCGAAGAGTTCACCCCGAATAAATACTGAGTATTGAACAAAGCCTATTGTCAAAGAGCGCAATGCTGAGAAGGTAGGTCCTCTGAGGATAGGCAAGTTAGCAGCTATTTGTTTACCTACTGCTGAAAATACAGAGACAATAGCCTTGCCAAGGTTAAACAGGTCTCTCATAAAGATACCTGTAGCCTCACCTACTGCAAATGATTTATCAGCCACAGTACCTAAAGAAGTGGCCAGGTTAATTAGACCGTCGCTAAACAGCTTAGTAGCTCCTGCACCTTTAAAGAATTGAGAGACTAAGAAACCTATCTCTTCGCCTACCCGTAAGAAGCCCTGACCGAAAGTAGCATTAAGATTTTTAAATTCAGAATTGATTGCTACTGCTTGATCTAAGAAAGCTTGAAGCACTACCTCAGAGGTGATTTTGCCTACAGCCGCCATCTCTCTCAATTCGCCTAAACCTATACCAAGAGAGTCAGCAATAGCCTGTGCTACTCTAGGCGTTTGCTCCATTACAGAGTTAAGCTCTTGACCCCGTAAGGCTGAAGCGGCTAGGCCCTGCCCTAACTGAACAATAGCAGCATTAGCGGATTCAGCAGAGGCACCAGATACTACAATAGCCTGTTGGATAGCAGTAGTGACAGTTACCAGGTCTCGTTGAGAGGTTCCTAACTCTTTAGTTGACCTAGCTATCCTAGAATAAAGATCGGCTGTCCCCGTTAAAGAAGTTCTTGTCTTTCTAGCTACACCTTGTAAGTCAGTAAAAGCTTTACCAAGTTCTTTAGTCCTACCAGTAACTAAAGCAATCCTATTTTCGATATTAGTAAATTCGTCTAAAACCCTGGTAACATTTTTAACACTATAGATAGCACTAAAGGCTATTGCGGCTACTGTTGCAGCTTTAGCAAGCCCATCCATAGTCTTAGTAGTCTTCTCAACATTCTTGTCAAGATTTTCTACCGACTTCTCCATCTTATTCAGGTCACGTTGTGCCTGTTTAGAGTCTGATTTAAATTCTAGTCTAATAGCCATTATTTACACCTTGAGTCTTACACTGCTATATACACAAGCCCAGATACTTCAAAATACTTCATTACAGCATTTTCAATGAATCTAGCAGGGGCCTGAGTAGAGCTACCAGCGTTTAGCTTATCAATGTAGTTAACACCATTCGTGATATAGTATTGTTCAATTATATCTCTAGGAGGGGGTATTAAGAGGCTAGAAGCTATTCCAAGGTTATTGGAAGCTACATCTCGAAATTCAGCAGCATTAGTTGTAGCTACCCAAGAGTTTCTAGCTCTACCAGTATCAACAGGTGTAGTTCTTTTCAATTCACCGAGCGTCTGGAATAATGCGCTTCTAGTCGCTTGATTAACAAATTCATTTAAATCCCCATCTAGAGACTTAAATTCTTGAGCCACACCTTTCAATTTGATAGTTACTGGCATCTTACTTGACCTCGATATCCCACCCAGTATCTTGAATAACCTTACCAAGAAAACCTGAATTCACGAGTTTTTGAGCCTGTATATTATGCTCAGTATCAGCCTCTTCACGCTCTTGCTTATCTTTCTCAACAGCAGCAAGGCTGGCAAAGACCTCATGAGGCTTAGATTTTAGTCCTAGAGCGGCCAGTATGTGATAGAAACGTCCGTCATCCCTATATCCCACTGGTCTTCTATTTAGATATTCAAACCAACCCTCAATCTCTGAGTTAGGCCATTCTTTTATCTCGTGAACTGGATAATGCAAATGAAAAGCTAATTCATAAAACTCTAGCTCTTCATAGCTTAACCGTTTCCCACCTTACCATCTTCCTTTTCATCATCGGTAACTTTAAGCCCATTGAACTCAAGTACTGATTCAGAAAGAAAACGAAGAGCAGGAAGTGGAGTATCGCCCAGATCATCATCGGAAACGTCTTCAAGGCCAACAACACCTGCACGGATAACCGCACCTAGTGATTGTCGGTTATTATCGAACGATTCAATATCATCATTCAATGATTTAGCTAGTTCAGAAAAGGCTTTAACTTGATTAAAAGTCAGTTCCTTAACTTCTACCTTACTACCATTGAATTCTACTTCTTTGGTATTAACTTGCTTTAACAGTTTTAGAGTATTATTAGCCATTATTTTTTCTCCTTAGAGAATATTGGTTTATTACATTTCATTACAAGCATTTCTTAAAGGTATAGCCTTTTAAATCGCCTGTTTCATTACAAACTACAGGAACGCTCTTGATACGCTTATCTGTACCTATAGCTATT